CGTGCTATTATCAAGGGCGCTAGATGTAGAATACATCATTTTCTTGCCCGCTGGTATAGCGGTTAGTATTTCCTTGGCTCCATCAGTTAAGAACTGGGTTAGTTCTGTTTGCGTTGGAGCACTACTGCCATCAATAGATAAGCTAGTAAGCCCTTCTACCTGTGCTTCAAAAGTAGCCATTTAAAGACTACCCTGTATAAACTATAATTACTGCAACAGTGTGTGGGGCAACTTGAACAGAACTCATGCTTTGTACTGCATTGTTGGTGCTATCCAACGTCTGCCAAAATGTATTTATTTTTTCTGCTAGGGTTCCTGTAGAGCTACTATCTTGAGTGCCAGAAGGAACTACCCCTACTATGATTTTTGTTAGCGTATTATAATCTGCCATATCATCTCCGATTTAACTTTTTAAAAACTTTAGGATTTTGAGGGCAGCCCTTTATACGACCGCCCCCCACCAATCCAAAGGTGTGTCATTTCTGACTATGATGTAGTTACTGCACCGTCAGCTGCTGATGAGCCAAACATCCAATATGCGCCAGCACTAAAGGTCATTTCTATGAAATCCCCTTTAATTGCTGATGTTCCAATGATTACATTAGATACACCAGTTGCCGCACTTGAGCCTGGACTGTCATCGCCAGTATCAACTTCAGTTTCATTAACTTTACCGAAAACGATAGCACTTCCAGCAGCGATTGTTATCGCCCCTGTTGGTGTATTTTCTTCGACCCAAAACTTGTAGTTCGTACCATCCATAGCTGTAGTAGCTGTTGGAAGTGTTATTGTGTACGCTCCACTCGCTGAGTCTAACAAATATGTTTTACCACTATCTGTATCAGCTGTCAATGTAACTGCTGCTGTGATTTTCTGACAAGGTGCTAAATATCCACCTGCTCCACTGTTTGGTTCAAGATATGCCGATCTCATGTTTTACCTCTAATTACCTTCTAGGTTATAGAGGGCATGAGACTCAGGTAAAGATACCTCAAGACCTGCTTCAGTAAGGATCATGTCCTTACGAAGGTCTTCGTCAGCATTCTGAACATTAGTTTCGATCTGAGTGTCACGGTTAACACCGTTTCCAACCAATGGACGATAAGATACTTTGCCCATATCGACAATCGCCATGAAACCACTTGCGATACCACGGAATAGTGGTTCCTTCACAATGTGAAGATCGCCATGAATAGTTTCAAGGTTCATTACCTTATGACCAAAAGCACCTTCTCGTTGCTCCAGAGGAGCGTTTAGTTGGATTTGAGTGCTTGCTGTAGACACATCAAGAAAACCGCCGTCCCCAACTTTATTAAGCTGAGAAACAACAGGTAAACTTGCGAGGACCAATTTTTCAGAAGAGCCGCCACGAGCTGGATCAAAGATCACTTCAAGATCGCCTAAGAATCTGTCGTAAGTGAGCTCTGCCGCTGTCGATGTACGATAATAAGGTGCACCAGAACTGTAGGAAAGTGCTGAATCATCAGCAGTTGGATTTGCATTTTTTACAATGTGTCCAACTATACCTTCAGTATACTGGATGCTAGATACACGAGCACGCTGCCCAAAAAGCATTGCACGCTCGATATCCACTTTATGTTCACGAAGTTTAAGAGCCCAAATTCTATCCCACTCATTAGCGTATCCACGATAACGAGTAGCAATAGCTGTATTCGACATTTCAGCTGCGGTCTTAAAGATTTGAGTATAACCGAAGTCATCCTCAACATCGTTTGACCAAGCGTCTGGTGATCCTGTTCCTTCTGCAAATGCGGTACCAATTACTTGACACTCGTCATTATCAGCAAGAACATTATACCCACTGACGTTAGCGTTTGATACATCAATAATCACACCAGTAAACGAAGAGTCTGAGCCATTATCGGTTACAGCACTATTCACCCTTACGAGTGTTTGTGCATAACCTGCTGCGCTATCAACAGTTTTAACTGCGATAACCATTCCCTTTGTTAACCAATCAACACTAGTTGAACCAGTGTCTACGGTAAATGAATATGATGTGCCTGCACTAACAGCAGAACCGCCATTTACAGCACCATCAAGATAGAAACTTCTTGTTGTCCAATCAATCTTAGAACGATTTTCTAAGAAACGGAAAACAGGATCATCTGTTGGTGCCTTTGCTACCCTCGAAAGGTAAACAAAGAATGGAGATTCTTCAGGTGAGAGCTCTGCAACCCGATCAGAAAAGTCGTATAACCTTCTTAGATCAGGAGCGGTTCCCACACCAGCACTGGTGGCTGCGGAAGTAATATCGCTAGATTTTTTTACTCCGACTGTGTAAGCCATTTATATGCCTCCTTAATTTGGAAAATAACCTTGCTATTATCCTAGTCTGCCCATTTTTGAAGCATTCAATACTCTGTCAAATACCTTACTGTCATCACTGACAGTTTCAACTGGTTGACCTTGCAATACCCCCGCTGATGGCGGAACTTTTTGCACGGCTTTCACAGCATCAATAGATGTTTGACCTTGTACTGGAGCTATATTGACATCCTTCCATAATTTAACAAGGTTTCCTAATCCTACTGCTTCTTTTGGTTGCGCCGACCACTCTAAGAAATGGGCGACTTGATTGTCGTCCATATTATGCTTAGACTTCAACTCATTAACAGTAGTGTCTAGGAATTGTCGTTGTTGCGCTTCTGCCTCACGCTGTGCGAATTCATTCCGAATTTGATTCACGGCAGACCCAACGGTCTCCTGCTCTTTCGAAACTCGGTGTTTATACGACGGCGATTCGGGCTTATAATACGCATCCCAAGGGTTAAAGTCGTTCTCATCCAGTTGGGCTTTTTGCCCTGATCCACCATCAGGATTAACAATCTTATCTTGTAGCACCTCGACTAAATCGGGACGATTCTCAAGAAGATCACCAATCGGTTCCAACTTTTTCAACCTATCGACCTCTGATTGAGACCTATCATACATAGATTGGAACTTTTTAGTTTCACCTTCCCAGTCTGTCCCCATGTCTGGTGCTGTTTCAGCAACCTCCACCCCTGGGGTGGCAGATTCCTGATACGGTTCTTGTCCTGTTGATGTATCCTGTTCTACGACAGTGTTTTTTATTAACTCGGATTCATTTGACATTTTTGCTTAAACTCCTTTAAGATATCTCTAAGACTTTAGAGCCTGACCAAGACGATCTGCTTCACGCCTTAATCTCTCTGCTTCGAGCTTTACCTTATTTTGCATTTTATTGGATTCAACCCTTCTATCTGCTTTAGCATCTGAAACGATTTCAGAGAGCCTTGTCTTAGTTTTTTCAACTTCAACACGCTTTCTATCGCTTACAGATTCTCTTCTAGCAGTTTGCAAGTCCCCTTGCAAATCTTGTACCTGTCCTTCAAGTCCTTGGATTTGTTGCACCATTTGCTGTTTCTCATCCATTCTAGCTAGTATCCCTTCTTTATCGAAGATTTCTGGATTCTTCTTTAGAACTTCTATTCTATCAATTAGACCTAATTGGAACGCTTCGAGGTATACACCCAGCTCTGCCCACTTACTAGTTGGCAATGTAGAACCAGGTTCAATTCTTATATCATGCTGATCAAGTTTATAACGATCCTTAGCAATATCAAGTATTGGCTCTGTTTTATCGTCATATAAATTGATTGTAGCTTCGTTTAAATTATTGTTCGGTTGGGCAATCCTAAACATCTTTTGGAATGTGTAGTGCCCTTTTGCATAGTTATACAAGACTTTACCAAGTCTGTTTATGCTAAATTCTATGTCTCTTAATTTTGATTTTGGTCTTTCCTGCCCTAACGCCATCATTCTTTCTGTTCCTCTGACGGTTTCTGGAGCCTTTTCTGCAAATCCATGCATCATCTCAGGTAAACCAAATATAAAATCTATATAAAACTCACATTGTTGAATTAATCTGTAGAATTCAGCTGCGAGTGGTTGTGGAGCTGGGAAGTGTGGCTCTCCTTGTGATGAGTCTACTTCAATGACTGCATTTGGGTTTGCCCAGTCTTTCTCCAGCTGGTTTAAATCTTCTACACTTCCAAGTGGAACTAATAGCTTTAGTCCCGCAGACGCCTGCGCGTGGGAGAGTGCAAGTGACCAAACCTTATTGAGTAACCTTTGCATAGGTCTTGCTCTTGATACATCAGATTTAGGGTATGGACTCTCTGTCCAAACATTGGGCAATGGAACTATTGGATAAATGTCTGTATTAAGTACAGATTCATATAATACAATCTCACCTAGTGTTGCACATACCTTTACCCTGTTTTGTGGAACCTCTACTATTTGTACCACTCCATTCTCTATAATATCTGCATTTTCCTCCATATAGCGTTGAATATCCATTTCGTTAAACACATATTCTTTACCGCTTCCAGTATCTAATACTCTATAAAAAGGAACTTTGGTCTTATAATATCTTTCTAAAATTTGGTATTTTCTAAACTCAAACTGATCTAGGTGTTGAGTTTCGGCGGGAGTATACACCTGCATTGAGTTTTTATGTTGAGCGTTCGGATAATCCTCTTCACGATACGCTGACACAGTGTCAATGATTGGTTTTATCTCTTCACCCGTTTCTGGATCTTCTTCGATTGCCAATTCGGGATAGAGGGCGACCACTTGCTCCCCAGTTAATATAGTAGACAATAAGATGCTCTCTGCGTCCCCAAACCAACGATCTCTCGATGATGGTGGGACATACACCCTGAATGGATTAACATTTGTGAACTTGACATCGCCCCTCCCGAAATCTGCCTCGGTATCAACATATACATAAAGATACCCTAAACCAGAAATTGCATAATCATGTATCGCCTGTTTCATGTGGGCGTCACCAGTCGAGATATCCCACACGAATCCAAGGATTGTTCTCCAGACGTTTGATATTTTTACATCTGAATCTTCTCTTGGGGTTATGGTAAATGTTGGCGGTCTCGATGTTAGTGTTGCTTTTAATTTCTCAACTGCTGGAGAAATTCTATCCATCGGCACATCTGCCTGATTGCGAGTCTTTAATTCATCAGACTCTTCTGAGGTAAAATGATTACCTAAATAAAAATCTATATCTTTTCGAGCTTCAGCATCCCAGTCAGACCTAGCGTCACGCCAGCGCCTATATAGATCCTGATTATGTTGTGCTCTTGGGTCTGTTTCCATCTATTGACGAATTCCGCTTTTATCTACAAGCTCATTCAATTGATCATCTGTTAAGACGTTAATACTATCTTTACTAACCTCGTATGGGTCAATCTGCCCAGAATCAACTAGAGAATCATAGACTGTCCATTCGGTCTTTGGTTTATATTTTTGAGCAAAATATTTATACATCTCTGGACCATATCTTAAATAAGAATCATATTCAAAAGGATCCATACCTAATTGTTCCATTGGTGGCTTATGATAAGCTTGTTGTCCACTAGACATGGGTACTTGTTGTGGCCCCTCTTCACCGCCTGACATTGGAGGTTTAACAGGTCCACCTTGTTGATACTGGGGAATATATCCACCAGCCTGCATTCCCATAGATCCAGACTCTTGGTGAGTGGCACCTGGCATAACTGTGCCGTCTGGCATTGTATGGGTAGCCATTCCTTCGCTATGTGCTCCCATGGCTTTTTGTATATCCAATGCTCTTTGCATTGATGCTACAGCTGCTAATTTTTGTAAACCATCAGCATCTTGTGATTTTTCTCCAAATACGGACAGCATATCTTTTATCTGCCCCTCTCCTTCGTTGTGCATTACAGACCCCCCTTCTTGATACCCTGGAATAAATTGAGCAGTTTTCATATTATCTATTTGCTCTTTTAATTTTTGCCTATCTAACATTGGATTAATACCAGGGTTTTCTTTAACACTTCCTTCGTACCCCCACGGTATAATACCAAATAAATCTTTTCCACGCTTGGTTTGAGCTATGTTGTGCTCGTCAACGCTTCTATAACGACCACCAGGATCGTGCGTCTGGTGTCCTACATCACTACCTTGTATAAATTGATTAATTTTGCTTTCATTCATATCGGACGCATACATATTATAATTGAAATTTCTAGGATCCTCAGTGGCCTGTTGTAGTGAGGCCCTCATGAACATATCTTTTACCGATTTGTCGTTCTTCGAGACATAATCCTTTAAGGTTTTAACATATATGTCTATTTCCCTCTCTCTTTCGTCTCCTCTTCTTTCTAAAGACTCTGGATCAGAAAAAACTCTTTCACTATAGTCTTTAGCTCTACCGAAAGCCCTTTTACCGCCTATTCCAGGGAGTTTATCTAAAAGCTTTTCTATTGGATTTGGTTTGTATTCATATTTTTCCGCAAACTCTAGCCCCGTTTCTCCTCCGCCATACTTATCGCCAAAATATTCCCTATAAGCTGCGTCCGACTCTTCCCTGGTGTGGGTGCTTCCCGTTTTCCAATAGTCCGATAGCTTCACCTTTCCGCCCTTTTGATACCCTGGGACCATTTCGCCAGCTGCTAAATTTTCAATTACGCCTTTATATTTTTCTGGGTTAATATAGGGGTCAATGCCAGGATTTTTTTTGACACTCCCTTTGTACCCCCACGGTATAATACCAAATAACTTTTTTCCCATCTCAGCTTGGGCTATATTATATGGATCTACAGCAAGTTCTCTGTGGTCTTGCCCTCCCTGTAAATATCCAGAGGCGCTACCGCTAAGGCTATAGTCTAAAGTAGATTTGTCGTCGTCACCCCCCATAATATCAAATAAAAAATTTCTTGGGTCTTCGGACGCCATAGAGAGAAGTGCGTGCCGAGTCACCTCTTTACTTTTTTCCTCACCCCCTACAGTAGAAGAGCTCATTGCATCCACTAAACTCGACATAACATCGACAGATCTTTCGTTTTGAGCCTCTCTAAAAGCTTCGTCTTCTGGGTCAAAGTGAACCTTGCCACTATAGTCCATAGCCCTGTCGTAAGATCTCTTCCCCCCAACCCCTGGTATGCTATCTAAAAGTTTTTGTATAAAGTTTGGGTTATAAGAATATCCTTTGGCGTGCTCTAGCCCAGCCTCTCCACCTTCTTGATATCCCATTGGGGATCTGGTGTTTTCTAGTAACGCAGATTGACCAAGGCGGTCAATGTTGTTAAGCATATTAAGCTTTTCAGGACCTATCTGCTCGGCAGCGTCTTTTCTTATAACGAACTCTCCT